GCCAAAATGGAAGATTTCACTTTAGAACCAACCAACCACTACGTCCTAGGAAAGGGGTCTCATTAAGTTGACGCACTCCACCTCCGTCCTGCCAAGACGGGGTCAACCACTTCCGAAGACGTAATCCCTCTTCACTTCGAGGACCCCAACTTACGTGAGATCGCTAAGTATGGGGGTTACTCAACCTACAGCTCTAACTCTAACACCGATCCTCAGGTGAGAGAGAGCCTAAAGCTATTTTCCCGAGACATCTACGAGGACATCCGTGGTTTTACTCGTCGTCCAACCGGCAATGTCGGTATGTACACTGCACTCAACAAGTTTGCAGGCGAGAAAAACACATTCTCTCAACTTTCCAAATCTCAACAAGCTTCGATGCGGCGTTCGATCGCCAAGGCAAAGAAAGCCTTCAAGTTACCGTACAAGCGTGAACCGCTTGACTGGCATGAGGTGGGCCAATTCCTGAGGCGTGATACGTCTGCAGGATCCACTTTCATGGGCGCCAAGAAAGGTGACTGCATGGAGGAGATCTATCATGAAGCGAGATGGTTAGGACACAGAATGAAACAGGATGGAAAAAGAAGTTTCAACCCTTCGAGGATGCGGTTTCCCCCGTGTCTTGCAGGACAGCGTGGAGGCATGTCAGAGATTGATGAGCCTAAAACGCGCCTGGTTTGGGTATACCCTGCAGAGATGTTAGTGGTCGAGGGGTTCTACGCTCCCTTGATGTATCGCGACTTTATGAACGATCCACTATCACCGATGCTTAATGGAAAGAGTGCACAACGCTTGTTTACCGAGTGGTGTTGCAAACTCAGGGAAGGGGAGACACTATATGGTATCGACTTTTCGTCTTTTGACACAAAAGTACCTGCGTGGCTAATTCGTGTTGCATTTGACATTCTGCGTCAGAATATCGAATGGACAACCTTCGAGGGGAAACCCGTTGACAAGGTTGAATCACAGAAGTGGCGAAACGTGTGGGATGCCATGGTGTGGTATTTCATAAACACTCCCATCTTAATGCCGGACGGACGTATGTTCCGTAAATACCGGGGTGTTCCTTCCGGATCTTGGTGGACGCAGATGATCGACTCAGTAGTGAACCACATACTTATCGATTATCTTGCAGACTGCCAAGAAGTAGAGATCCGAAACCTGAAGGTCCTGGGCGACGACAGTGCGTTCAGAGCTAACGACCAGTTTGACCTGG